TTCAGCAATAGCCTTTATACAACGGTAAACCCATACATTTGCATTAAAACCTTCCCTCGCAAAGTTTTCATAATCCCTTGGTGTCCACTGAGGTTCTAAACCTAGCATTCTAACAATTAGCTTTTGCACTTCTGTAGCTGCTTTTCTAGAAAAAACATTAAAAGGAATTTTCCACTTCATCTTTTTCACCTCCCTTTTTCAAAATAGGGTTTTTGTCTTTGTATATGTTGCAATTTATAACCCCCTTATTCTTGGCTGGCTCTGTCTTCCTAAATCCTCAACGGCATACCGCAAAGCATCTAATAAATGGTTAAAATCATCTATAGGCCGGTTGATCGTTTGCCCTTGCTTGTCCTTATCCCAAACATAATTGGATAATTCCGTTATCACATTTGTACATTTAGGATGTACAAACATTTTAAATTGCTGGATAAATTGAATACCATTCATTACAGAATCTTTTCCCTTTTGCGCTCCTGTAATGCCTTGTATGCCCAGTATCCTTATTTCGTCAATACTCTTTGGTTCAGCGCTATCTGCAATAATTCTTTCTTTGCTGTAGCCCTTGTATTTAATCATTTCAGCAATTTGATTATTGCGCATTGCTTGTTGGTAATGCTCGTCATAGATATATATAATCTTATTTTCTAAGTCAATTAGTGTACAGATAAAGGCAGTCGGATCGGCTACATACCCAAAGTCTAAACCGCAACGGCTTATAATTCCAGGTTGCTGGGCTACTTCTAAGTAATTAAAGGTTTCTTCTTCCCAATCATCATAAACCGTACCCTCGGCAATGCCCCATTCCCCTTTACCCTCTATCTTGTATCGCTTTGGTTTTTCCTCTTTCATTCTTTCAAACTGTAGTAAATCGTCCTTGCCTAAAAACTCATTACATTCATACGTTGTTGTTAACGCTAAAACCCTATCATCATCTTTGTCGAAAAAACGGCGTTTAAGCCAATGTTTTTCGCTCCAAGGGTTAAAGGTTAATACAATTTGTTTAAAGTAACCTGATGGCAATTCTCCACGTATGGACATATCAACTTTATCAAATTCATCTTCTGAATTTATCTCATAAGCCTCTTCAAACCATGCCCAGCAAAGATAACCATTTTCCACCGTTATAGATGTTAATTTAAGTGGATCATCAAGGCCCCGGAATAGAATTTTTTGCCCTGTTTTCACGTTTCTAATTGTTAACGGGCTTTCGATCCATTCCCAAGTTAAACTTAACCCAAGTTTATTTATGGCCCATTTCAAATCTGTAAAGGTGCTATCTTTTAAAGTGTTGTAGGTTTTACGAACGACTAATAAATTAGCCTGGGGATATTTAGACAAAAGGTAAATCCATCTTAATGCAGCGGTTTTACTTTTCTTAGAACCCCGCCCGCCTTTTAAAGCAATATAACGCTTTTGGCAGCGCCAAAATTCTGCATATCCTTTACCTACAATCTTTTTTAAACTAATCTTATTCATCCAGATCATCAACGAAGGTTATATTCATTTCCCCTTCATGTTTAATCTCCTGTTTATCCCGCCATTGTGCCGGCTTTCGGTTTTTAAGCCAAAAAATTTGGGCCGTCGTGTCCGGCGCAACATGTTTTCTAATGACTTTCCTAGTGAATCCTTGCTCGCTTTCAATCTCTGTTACTTCATCATAGGTATAGCCCAGCGCCCTTTTCAAAAGGCTGTTTTCTACCTCTGCATCAATAATCTCTTTACCCCTTTTTAAAGCCTCGCCCAATTCCGGGTACTTATTACGCCAGTTCCATAACGTTTGCTGAGATACCCCAATTCTTGCGGCTATTTCCTTATCAATTAAACCATCCCTGGCCCAGCCTTCAATTTCAGGTAAACGATCAGCAATTTTCAAAGTTATATATTTATCTTTTGCGCCTGTGTTTTTACTTTTCGGTATATAACCCTTTGCCATGTTCTCCCCTCTATTCTTTTAACTTATCTTTCAATAATTTATCAAAGCATGTACTACATAAATTTTTCTTGGCATATTCTTTATTACAGTTCACGCATTTGTTAGCCTTTTGCTTTCGCATCATATCACCCCATTAATTTAAATGGTGCCGTTTCTAGATGCTTACAGTAAAAAAGCGCATAGGATAACCCTATACGCCTTGGGTTGCATTTGGTAGGCTCCTTATGCTCCCTTGCCTTTATTGGAAAAGCTAAACCCCGTTAAAACTTTTGCGGTTAACGGCCCGCACCATACAAACCGAAAAATGAACTATCTTTAGTTTATCATGGTATTATCGTTTTTTCACTTCGTATTTTATGCGGTTTTTGTTCATTACTTAAAAATGTATTTAATCGCTTTCTCAACAAAAACACAAAAGCCATAAATGCCAAAACAATAGAACAACCAATTAATTATATCGTTCATTTTGTTTCCCTCCGCTCATAATCCGGCGGCTTGTCCAAATGATTACGGCGGCGGTATCTCCGTATAACCTCAGCCTTTTCCTCGTCATTTAGGGTTGTATAAAATTCTTTAGGCAAGCGATTTAAACCGCTGAAAAAACGTAACATTTCTAAGTTATCCACCATTCTAATAACTTTTTCTTCGTTAATTGCCATAGAGTAACCCCCTTTTGTTATCCCCAAATAATCCAACCTAATAAAACCCCTAAACCAAAACAAAGCGGCAATCCAGCGAAAAATAATACTTGTAAAACGGTAAACAAACCTTTTAACCCTTCCATTTTCAACCCCCTATTTTCTTATTTCGGACAATTCTTTAACTAACGTTTTAAAAGAAGTTTTATATCTGTTCATTTCTAGTTCAACATCATATAATTTTCTTCTTAAATCCTGGTTTTCTTTTCTAAAACGTTCAACTTCCTCTTGCAACATCACATTAATTTCTTCCGTTGTAGCCGGTTTCACTTTTTCACCCCTAAATCAGATTCAAAGCATTAGCCATTTTCCGCAATGCTTGCTCTTTGTATTTGTAATAAGTTGTAGCCCCCAGGCCCAACGCATCGTATACAACATGATCTTTAGGCTGAGAAGGATCAAAGAACCGGGTTTCTATAATACTTTTCTCGGTGTATGTAAGAGCCATTAACCCCCGGTGTATAGCTGCAACCTTTTTTCGCTTATCCGCTTTAATTTCTTCCGGCCCGTCATTTTCTAATGCTGCCATGTAAGCCCGGTAACTATAAAGCTGTTTTTCTAGTTCTCTTTTAAAGTTCATTGCTGGCCCCATCGTCTAGCCTCTACCCGCTTTCTAATTTCGACTAATTCCGCCTCGCTGCCTTTTGGGTTTTTGATCCGCAATAAATCCGCATATTCTTTTTTTAAACTTTCATAATCAGGCATTTTATTTAAGTCTGTAACAATCCTTTTCTTTGCCATTAAAACCAATCCTTTCTTGTCTGCACCTCTGCATCTGTTAGCATTTCAATTAAACAGCTTTCACAAGCGTTTGTATCCGTTCTGTAGCCCTCAATATCACCTTTGCATAATTCACATTGATTACTCATTTAAACGCCTCCTAGCGGTTGTAATGTGCAAATTTCAATATGTTCCTTTTTGCCTGGTGTTCAATGTCTTTGATGGCTTGATCGTACCCCATGTTATAACCCATGGTGAATCCTTCGTTAAATGTTTCTGCATGTTCCTGACGCTTTTTAATCCTTGCTTGTTTCCCCATTTTCTTTTTCCCCATCAGATCGCCGCCTTTAGGTTAATGAGATAAATTCAAATTCGATACCTGGATAATCAGAATAAATCTTTTTACAATGAATCTCACAAACTTGTTTATCATCTTCAAAGGCAATGCCGTTCAACGAATCCAGCAGCCCTTTCACTAAATTATCTAAGTCCTTTGTAGACGTGTGATAATCGCCCTCTATGACCTTTTTCCCTTTGCTCTTACCGTTCTTAGGTATCGGCATGTAAAACGTCATTTCAGCCATTACAGGCCCTTCTAATGGGGTGTTAATTACTTGCCTTGCTAATGATCCGATATACTGCTTATAATCTAGATATTTATGATACTGCTTATCTACAAACTTTTGTTTCTGGGTTGTCCTAACATAAGCAACCGGCACCCCAGGGATAAATATTTTATTGGCAGTTTGCTGGGTCGCAAAGCATAATTTACAACCCAAGCCGCCGCACGAACATATTTTTATTTGTTACCCCTCCTAAACTCTTGTATTCTACCCGCCAATATCCGAGCGTGTTTTACATTACCTTTGCCCATTTCAAACTTAGATACCGCTTTTCTGTTAATGTGAAATACATCTGCAAACTGGGCCAAACTTAATCCCATTGATTGCCGCTGCTGCAAGATATAAAATCCTACTTCCTCAGCTGTTCCTAATTCCTGATTTTCATATTCTGCTATCTTATTATTTAATTCTACAACTTTTGTCCTATACCTTCCTAGAGACAAATTTAAATTGTGATTTTCTCTAATTAATTGCTCGTTATGTTCCCTTAGTTGTCTGACCTCTTGCAACATGATATAAATATCTTTTTCAAGTAAATCAATGCGTTCTTTATCATCTACCGCCTGGATTACTACCGCCATGTTATCGCCCCTTATTCATCATCATCCAAATAATCACCTATAAAAACAAACATAACCCCGGACAAAAAACCCAAAAACCAAATTACGCAATTAATAGCCATTGTTTTGTCTATCATGATTGATCGCCATTTTGCTAAAATAAGCCGCCTCTATTTCATCCCAGGTAAAGCCTAATGCTCGGCCTAGCCCAAAGTAATCATCCAGCAAATCTCTATAATTTGGTTCTGTTGGAAATTCCCTTAAATCATTAATACAACCGTATATGCTTGTGAACCATCCTAAAGGCTCGCTGTCAACTGAACCAAAACCAAAGGTATACATAGGCTTTACTGTTTCAAACCCTAAAACTATCCCTAATTCCAAAACAAAATGCAGCCCGTCAACGTATTCCTCTAACAAAGGATTATAAAAATCAGCATCATCTAAATCCATATAAGGCGCTCTAGCCTTGCGCAATCTTGGCTCCCTGTCTTTGCTCCAATACTTAAACCCTCGCCATTCATTGGCGCACTCTCCCACCTCAACCAATAAGGCTAATACTCGTTTACTGAAACGATCCTCGCCCGATGCCGCCGGGTGTTCTTTTTCAATCCGTTCCATTAATTCTTTTTGTGCTGCAAATAACTTCGTTAAGTTCATTAATAATCCCCTCTTTCACTAACCAATTTTTAAAAATGGCATACCCGATATTAAAATCAATAGCAGCCTTTGTAATAGTGTTGTTCTTTAAATATTCCCTAACTTGATCGGGATCTAGCAAGGCGGTTCTGCCCCCGCCTTTCCCTAACCCGTTTTCTTTTTTCCACTTTTGGAGTTTTCGCCTGTACACTCTCGAAAAAAAGAACTTTTCTAAAATATCGCTATCTGACATTCTTTCAAAAATGCGCATATGCTTGTATTCTTCAACTGTTAACTTTAACGGCGTTTCCACTGGCGGCATATTAATTTTCGATCCCCCAATCATAAAGTTTTATATGGTTAAACATGTTACAAAAAGCCCGCTCTTTCCTTGATTCCGAATCCCTTCCCGGTATATGTTTCGGATTGCCGTTAATAGCTTGAATCATCCATGTAGCAGCATCAGCGCTTTCTATATCACAATGATCCAATACCTTTCTAGCTGCGCTGCCTAACAAATGAAATTTAACTTCAGGATATAGCCAAGTAAGCATTTTAACCCAAGCGGCAACATCGTTTTTATTCTTAACAGGTACAGTTCCACCTAATGCTATCCTTACATTTCCGTCCTCAATGTACCGTTGTAAATATTTTTCATCCCCCAGGTAATGGAATACCGGCATAGGTTTTAATCCTCTTTCTCTCATTACCTGGTAAACTTCAAAACTTTTTTCGTTATCGCCCAACTTGTCCAAATTTATAAACTCATTCACCCATTTTTTATTCTTTTTGTAATACTCAACATACTTTTCTAAATCAATTTCTTTCCCTTTGGTATAAGCCGAATACGCCCCGCTATCTAATATAATTCTAGGTTTATAGCCGATAACCTTTATAAAATCCTCTAAACTTGTATTCTTCCAATAATAAAAACTGAGCATTATATTTTTAGGCTGCAAGGCCCTTATAACTGCTATCTCTGTTTTGTTACTTAGCCCTGTAGCCACAAAATAAAATCGCATCGTTTACTTCCCCTTTTTAACTTGCTCCAATAAAACCTTTATCAAATTACCGCCCCGGCAAAGGTGCAAGCCGTTACCATCATGCAAACAGATCGGGCATTTATCCTTTTTGGTTTCCATTTTGCAGCCCCCAAAAATCATCTATAGTTTTAATGATCTCTTTGAAAGTTTCCTCAGCTGTTACTTCTGTAGCCGCCCAAGCATTAATTAACATTCTAACCTTGCAAAGTATCGTTTCTTGTTTTCGCATCCTATCTCTCATGCCCGTTATATAATGGGCCTGGTCAACATTCTCTTGCATAGCATGTTGGGACAATTCTTCATTTGTCCATGAATCCGGGTTAAATGGTTCCGGGTATTTCTCAGCCCCTTTTTCAATCTGTTCTGACCTGGTAGCATTCCAAAAATCTTTAGCCTCTTTATAAAACGGGTTTTGAAAATGCCTAACTAAATTATCTCTTTTCTCTTTACAATCCTTACAATCACAAGCGTGTTGCATTGCTGCCCCTCCTTTTAAGGTTTAAATTTTTCAAAAAAGTTATCAACAAAAGTTATCCACAAATGAACAATATCCTCGTATTATGCAGATTATCTATTGAATAAACTTCTGATTATTAAATACGGATAGAACAAGATAACTAACCACCAAAAATAAAGTATAAACCCTCCGTATTGGTCGGACATTACTGTATAAATCAGTACAACTAAACCAATCAATAGGTATATAATTACCGCTAAGACAATCCAACTTACCATCATTGCACCCCTTTTTCTTTCCGCACAATATTTCTCAATTAAGTGCCTTTAACTTTTTCCCTAACTCCAAAAACCATTGCTTATCATTGGTTTTAACCGCCAATTTCTGCATTTCTAAAATATCTTCTCGTTTAATATCCATTGCAGCCGGTTTAATAATTTGATCCGAATACATACCGCTGCCGATTACTTTTTTTCCGTCCTCGGTGTACCACTTGACGAAATATAAACCATCATCCACTTTTACGATATATCCCAATAGTCTGTTATTTCTATGTTGTACCCAGTCACCAACCTTTAACATAGTTTCACCCCATTTAGGAATAAATGTTTTAAACCTGGATATATTATTTATAGGCGGCTTGTCCACTTTATGTAATCGCCAATTGTGCCGCCTTTTGTTTCCACTTATGCGGTTTAGTACCCATTAACCCGCCTGGCCTTGGTTTGATCCGCCCTTCTATTTCGGAATCCATAACCAATAGGGCCACATCTGTTTTTTTAACATTTAGCTTTTCAGCAATGGCGGTTATAGATTCCCCGTCATTCCATAGCTTTACAAAACGGTTAATATCAGCCGGCCTATAAAACAATTGGGCCTCTTTTAAAATGTATACCCAACTATTTGTGTTTGTTTTGATTCCCATTTTCTAGCCCTTTCCTGGTGTTGTAGTGAAACTGACCTCGTTTAAATCCTTCCTGCCGTTTCCAGCGCACTATGGAATATTCACTAACATATAGCATTTTGGCTATATCTCTATCTAAGACACCCGCTTCTTTTTGTTGTAAATAAAACTCTTTGAAATTATCCGGCTTTGCGGATTGCTGCCCTCTTAATCCCATTTCTGAGGCTCCCTTCCGAATGCTCTCATGTAAGATTCGTACCATTCGATAAATTTGGCTGTTTCCTGCTGTTTTTCTTCTTCGGTTAATATTTTCCCTTCGATATAAAAACCACACTTTAAAAGCCCCTTCTCGTTCGTCACAGACACCCCTCCGTTGAAAGGCTATACCTTTTGTAATTAGAAAAGCATTTTCTCAATGCGTTTCTTTCATTTCCTGAATCAATATGTCTATGACAAGGAAAACATAAAGTGATTAAATTATCTAAAGTGTGTTTTCCTCCGTTCGATCTCGGTATAATGTGATGCACTTGTAAATCCGTAACCCTGCCGCAAATTTGACAAGTATAATTATCCCGCTGTCTTATTTCCTCTCTTACTCTTTCAGTAAAACCATCAAGAGTAAATTGAGATGTGCTTTCTAAATTAAAGGAATTTACTTGTTTTACTAACCACTTAACTTTTTCTTCGTTAAAACCCATTAACCTTTTTTCTCTTGCTCTTGCGTTCATTGCTTTTGATAAGCACTTTCTAGAGCAAAATTTTTTAGGTTGTTTGTCTATTTCGAAGTTTTCGCCGCATACCTCACAAACTCCGATCACAATAGCCCCTCCTGTTATCGCTTTAGTTTCTTTCTGTAATCATCGGTAAACAGATCAATAAAAACGGTGTCCATGTACATGCGACTGAATGCTCTTTGCCCGATTACATCAGCTAAAGCCAAATCATCAAAGTTAGTTGTGTAAATGGTTGCCTTTCCTTCCCTGGCGTTAATGATCTTTGTCCATTCAGCAACACTCCAGGACACTTCCCCGGTTTTCTTTGTTTCTAGCCCTACATCATCAATACAAACCAAGTCAAAGCTTGCATATTCGTTAAATAGCATTTCATTGTGCCTTGTATGTCCAAATGTCGCTTTGATTAATTCGAATAACTCTACCGCCTCTATATAGGCCACCTTTAAGCCTTTCTCTTTTGCTGTTTTACAAACGGTTTTAGCTAAGTGGCTTTTGCCTGTTCCAGTTGATCCCATCAATAAAAGGTTTGCGTCCAATTTGCCGCTAATAATCATTTTGGTGTAATTGATAGCTTTATCCTTCGCCTCTTGCGTTGCCTTTGTGGTAATTTCATAATTTTTAAAGCCGCAAGGATCATTGTCTTTAATGTGATACCATTTGTTCAATACGGATTGCTGCCGCATTTCCTGAATTTCTTGATTAACTTGTTTTTCAAAATTACGGTTAGCGCAATTACTGCAAATATTTGAATCTCTTAATATTTTTGGTTCGCCATCCAAAACATATCGGTATTCAAAGACATAAGGCGCATTACATTTAGCGCATTCAAGTTTTACAACTTCCACGTTTACTTTCCCTTTCAAACCTGGGAATCTTAGAAAAAATAAATCTGTCATTCTTTTAACACCGAATAAATCAAGCATATTTACCTTTTGCATGTTATCCCTCTTTTCCTCGCCTTTTAAAATTTTATTGTATTTTCTATAAATTCGATTGACCTTTCTAAGGCGTTAATTTCGCCTTTATGATAAGATTTCATAAAATCCCATTGGGTTTTTTCAAGTTCTTTTTTTGTTCTTTCAAGATCGCCACGCATAGACCTTAAAATGTATTCAATTGTTTCATTCATTTCTAAACCTCCTTCCCTTCTCTGATTAATAAGGTAAATCTTCTAATTCTTTTTCCCAATCAATCTCTTTATCCGATGCCCTCGCCTCTGCCTCTGCCTGCCTTGCTCTGCTTTCCGGCCCTTGCTCAAATAAAGATTTTTTTACTACCCCTGTTCTAACTTGTCCACCTTTTGAATAACTTGTATCAAAGTCATTTAAAAAGCTTTCAGCATTTAAGAATGTTGTAGGGTGTTTGATAAAGTTCTTTTCCGTTTGCTGGGCCTCGCATTGCTTAGCGTAATTCATAGCCCCTTGAATGATAATTTGTGGATCATGATTTTTAGCAGCACTTTTAAATTTCTCGAATGCTTTTTTCTTATCCAGCTTTCTAGGATATGCGCTCCAAAAATCATCGAATGCGGTAGCAATTGCGGATATGTTATTAATATCATTTTCTTTTATTTTATTTTCTTTTATTTCCTTTCCTTTGTTATTTTTTGTTATAACACCGTTATTAACATTGTTATCCTTTGTTATAACATTGTTATCAGAATCCTTATTTAATGCGGTTTTTCCCCAACGTTTTTCCATGCCTTTTTTTCCTGCTGCTGATCTTTTTTCTTTCGCATCTTTGAATTTTTCTTTCCTTCTGCGCAAAGTATCGCTCCAAAACTTAACACCATCACTAACAAATAATTCTTCTGTTATACAAGTGTTAATAACACTTTCTAACAACGTTATAGCAATGTTATAACTAACTGATATTCCTTTTATTTTGTTATGGTGTAAAGCCGTATCTGTATTTTCGAACATCATTTCAACTAAAGCCCAGTAAATGCCGTAACCTTCCCAGCCATGCTCTGCCCTTAACATTAAAATTTTTTCATCTTGTCTTGCGTTCGCATCATGAGAAAAATAATAAGCCTCTTTACTCATTTTCCCCAGCCTCATTATGTTTGTTGATCCATTCATTAACGGCCTGTAAATCAAATCTCACTGCCCGTCCGATCTTTAAAGCTGGCAAACCTTGCTTACGCCAATTATAGATGCACTGACGGGTAACTTTTAATTTTTCGGCAAGTTCTAAAGTTGTTAAAAGTTCGCTCATTCGTTTACCTCCTATTTAATTGATTAACCTTAGTTTACAATCATTTATATAACTTGTCCATAACTTTTTTATAAATTTTAAGAATATTTTTTATCAAGATTGCATATGCTGATTAATTAAGATAAAATGAATATGAAAAAACATTTCATATTTGGTGTTGTTTTGCACTTGGGGAAGCGACAAGACACAAAC